AATCTATGAGAAGAAACTTCTTGTTCGTGAGATGAGCCGCTTGGACGAGTCTATCAAAGAGCGCAGACTTATGGGAGAGCTTGATCACCCAAGCCACGACTCAGTAAAGCTACAGAATGTTTCTCATCTTATCACCAACCTTAAGATGGACGGTAACGAGATGATTGGCGAAGCTGAGATACTCAATACCCCTGCTGGTCAGGTAGCTCAGGCACTCATCAAAGGTGGCGTAAAGCTAGGCATTTCCTCCAGAGGCATGGGTACTCTGTCTGAGGCTGGTGATGGGCTCAAGAAGGTTAACGATGATTTCAAGCTCGTCACCTTCGACCTAGTTGCAGACCCCTCCACCAAAGGAGCCTTCCCTGCACTTGTTAACGAGTCTCATGACTCACAATTTATACAGGACACTATTGAGACAACCTATAACAAAGCCCTTCGAGAAAAAGTATTTATCAAAATGCTTAAGAAGGAACTCCGCAAAAAATAATTTTTTTTCACTTATTTGTAAATGTCTTGGTAGATAATTAAGAACCCTTGGAGTATACTCATGGAAAACGATAAAACAAAAGAAACCCTACCAATTGCGGAACTGCTTCCCGAGGGCCTAAGCGAAGCAGCAATATCCGAGATTGCTAGTCTGGTAAACACTGTCATCTCTGAGCAAGTAGAGGAGAAAACTAGACTCCTCGAAGCTAAGGTCAAAGGCTTTATTCGCCTAAGAGTTGACGAATTAAAAGACCAAGCTATGAGAGAGCTTGAGCAGGAGTCTGAGGTGGTCCGCAACGCTGGCCTCTTCGAGTCCGTCAAGACGCTTATGGCTTTGGAACTTGGCAAGGACGATCAGGAAAACGCTATTTCTGGTTTAGTTCAAGAGCAAGAAGATTTCGAGGCTGAGATCAATGTTCTGACCGAGGAGCTTAGAAAGGCTTACGAGCAGAATGAGCAAATGGATCAGGCGCTAAGATCTCTTGCCAAGAAAGTGGATAGACTTGAAGAAGAAAAGGTTACACTGTCTGAGGCAGTCACTACTCTTGAGGAATCAGCAGCCAAGCCTTTCAAGTCTTCCGAAAAAGCGGTAATTGTTACTGAGGATGTAGATAAGGCATCCACCCCCAAGAGGGAGGTTTTTGATAACCCCTTCTTAACCTCTGAGGTAATGAATATATTATCTCGCAACAAGTAAAAGGAATTCCTAATGTTACAAACAAATCAAGAAACTGTTTCAAAGTGGGCTCCTGTGCTTGAGGGTATCAACAACGAGTATACTCGTCAAATGACCGCGCAACTTCTTGAAAACCAAGCTAAGTCCATCATCGCTGAGTCTCAGGACCGCGTTGATGAGGCTGACGCACCAACCACCGTTGGTAAGCTTGGAACTTTCCAGAAGTTCGCTTTCCCCCTCATCCGCAGAGTTTATCCACAGCTTATTGCCAACCAGATCGTTGGCGTTCAGCCTATGCAGGGACCTGTCTCACAGATCTTCTACCTAGGTCACGATAGAGTAGCTGGCGCTGCTAGTAGAACCGAAACCATCTACAGCAAGTACAAGCTTACTTACGGTGGCAACACCGCTTCCGCCATTGGTGGCGTAGACGATGCTTCAGCCATCGCGGCTGCTGCTGGATCATTCTCCTCACTGCTTAGTAGCGGTACTGGCGATCCTTCCACCACTATGGGTGGTCAGATTGCTTCTTGGCCTAACGCTTCAACCATTCTTGGTTACAGCGTTTCCGCTGGTGAAGGTCTTTCTGGCAATCAGATCCCTGAGCTTAACCTACACATCGAGCAGCAGCCCGTCGTGTCCCGTACTCGCAAGATGAGAGCCCTTTGGACTCTCGAAGCAGCACAGGACCTTCGTGCATATCACGCTCTCGACCTTGAAGGTGAGCTTACCGATCTTCTCTCAAAAGAGCTTACTCTTGAGATCGACCGCGAGCTTATCGAAGACCTTCGTATGATTGCATACGATCCCTCTGGTCTTAGTGGTTGGAACCGCACTGCTCTAGATATGGCTAACTCCAACAACTTTGGCGAGACTGGTACTCTCCACAACAAGCGTACTTCAGACGGTGTTGAGGGCTTCATTCCCGAAGAATACCTTTACGAGTTCGCTAACGCTGGAACAGGCAACCCCTCCGGTACTGACTCCAATGTCTTCCTTGTTGATCTTAAGAGCAACTTCGTAAACAGCAACCTACCCTTCGCTCCACAGCACTTAGGCCATGTTTACGCAAACCTTCTTGCTCAAATCAACTTCGTAGCCAACGACATCTACAAGACTACTTTCCGTGGTCCCGGTAGTGTTATGATCACCTCTCCTCTCATCGCTTCTATGCTTGAGTCCGCTGCAAAGCTTGAGGGTGGTATGGCTGCTGGTGATGGCCCCACCAACATGGGTGCCAGCATTGAGTACCGTGGTAAGTTCGCTGGTCGTTACGATCTCTTCGTAGACCCCATGTACCCAGAAGACGAAATCTTCATTGGTTACAAGGGAAGTGGTCCTATGGACGCAGGCTATATGTACTGCCCCTACATCCCACTTCAGCAGCTACCCACTGTTACCGACCCCGCAACCTTCCAGCCCAGAAAGGGCATCCTTACCCGTTACGGTAAGGCCGCTGTTGCACCAGCTTCTAGATTCTACAGAATCATTAGACTCGTCGGTAGCTCCGCTGACTACCTCTTCCGCGCTCTCTACCAGCCACAACAGAACGCTAATGGTGTTAACGCTATAGGCCCTGTCTGATAGATAGTTAAGCAATAATTGAGGAAGGTCGAGATTTTATCTCGGCCTTCCTGCGTTTTTAAGCTATATACTAAAGAGGTGTTATATGAAGTTTAAGTATATTGGCCGATTCCCTATGTGGACAGAAGTAGAGGGCAAGACGGTGTTGCTAAATAGCGGCGATATTGTAGAGTCCTTTAAAATGTTAACAGATGGGTTTGAAAGAATAGATGCACCTGCACCCGCTCCTGAGCCTGTGCCTGCACCTGAACCAGAACAAACCGAAGCTCCTAAGAAAAGGAGAAAAAGGAGAACAGTAGATGCCAGCAGTACCGAAACTAGCAGCGTTTGGTAATAGCTTTGCAACTTATGGTGGTAAGAATATAGGTGATGGTACACCTAAAGGAAACATTGACTACGATAAGTTAAACGCTACAACCATGATCGACGGAGTAGAGTTTACTCATTTTGAGGAGACTCTAAAAGATTATATTCTTGCTAGACTGGGGCACCCTGTTGTTCGTGTAGAACTTACACCTTTTCAGCTAAAGACTTGTATAGATGAGGCTGTAGGACAGATGTATTACCACGCACCTCTGTTCACTACGCAGATGGTAACATTCGATGCATCAGCTAATGAGAACCTATACACTTTACCTAAGTACATTATCAACAACTTAGAGTATGTTGTATTTAAAAAGACTTTGCTTACAATACAACAGCAGGCAGGAACACTTGAGTTTGATTTCTTCCTTAAGTATTTCCAAGACAACTACCTGTTCCAAAACTTTGGTGTAGCCGAGTTCTACCTATTGCAGCAGAACTTAGAAATGACCAGAAAGATTCTAGGTCAAGAAGGTAGTTTTGAGGTTCTTGATGGGCAGCACTTACTTCTATCCCCTGCCCCAGTCATGACTCCCGAGACTGTAATCGTTATTTACAGAGGTCTTAACTCCGACACACTACATCCTAGTTATCGTAACTGGATACAGCAGTACGCTCTAGCTTGCTCTAAGGGCGTGCTAGGACAGATTAGAGGCAAGTATAAAACCGTACCTTCTCCCGGTGGTGGCGCACAGCTTAACGGCGATCAGCTTGCACAGGAAGCAGAGAAAGAAAAAGAGCTTCTACTTAAGAGGCTTGTCGAAGAGTTTGAGGAGCCTCCTCGCTTTAGCACATTCTGATGTCAGGTAACTTTAAAGCAAATCAAAAGAAGCTTCCTCTTGTAGAGTTTAGTGACACTACAGGAGAGCTAAACTTTTTTGATCTTGCTAACCCTGACATTAACTTGTTTAACTTAGTTGACGAAGAGATGATTCGTATCTCTGGTTCACCTTTACTTTACTATCCTTACATTCCTTCACAGAGTAATTATGATGAAGTATACATGGAAGAAAGGAATAAACCTATTTCTAAAGAACCAATTGAGATATATGGACACTATGAGCCCAAAGTTGTTGAGGAAGTATTATCTCAATTTGGTATAGAACTTACCAATGATCAACTCTTTGTATTCAACAAAAGCTATATCGACCAGAAGATTATGGGAGGTATAAAAGTAGGATCTGTAATCAAGCCTAAATTCCAGAACATGAAGTTCGAGATCTTTGAAGTTCAAGAAGAAAGCTTTGAAATCTATGGCGTATATCACTTAGTATGTTCTGGTAAACTTCTCCGCGATTCTTCGGATGTTCAGGATACGCCCCTAAATAATGTTAGCGAGCCTGTAGCTCGTCCCGAAAGAGCAAAACCAAGGTTAGAGGATATTTATGGCGAGGCGTAGTATAGATCCCCATGTATGGGCAAGACAGCAGATTATGGAGAAGACGGCTGTTGTCGCTGCCATACCCCTATTCTACAAGTCTAACCTTAGATTCTTTATCTCTAGATTCTCTGAGCTAGGATACATGGATGCTGAGGAACAGTATCGTCAGATCAATTGTTTCCACGCCAACCCAGAGAGAGCTATAGCAAAAATTACAGAAGAAAATAATATAACTCTTCCTGTAATATCAATAACACAAACAACCTCTGAGGAATCTGATGAAAGAAGAAGGCAATCATCTAACATTGTTACAACTTCTTTCTGGAGCAAAGAGAAACAGAGAGCTTATCGCGTAGTCAGCCTTGCCCCAAAAGCAATTACTGTAGAATATCAAATCAATATTTGGTGTAAGTACAAGGCCGATATAGATCAGATTGCACAGCAAGTAAGAATGCTATTCAATCCTAGCCTCAGAATTACTAACGATTCTTCTGAGTCTACTCTAGCTTTCTTAAAGTCTGAGTCTGACGATAGCACCGTTCAAACTAACGATAGAGAAGATCGTCTAATTAGAAAGACTTTCAATGTAACTTTAGAAGGCTACATTTCCTATCCCAAGTATCTTATTACTGCTACTGGTAAAATCGAAGAACTTAATCTTGAGACTGTTGTTGATGATACCATCAAGCAGATAACTGAAGTTCAAAAAAAAAAATTCAGTAGAGTAACAGACTTCACTACCACATTAGGCGGAAGCATTAACGAGCTTCGTGCTTACATCTTAGATAATGAGGCTGCTTGGTTAAAGGATACTACTGACCACACGCTATTCTCTAATATTGGTACGACTAGTCACGACGACATTGATAGCCACATTTCTATTGTGGAATCGGCCAGCGGATTGTGGCAGAGCACATACCAAACCGTTTACGATAGCTCCGCTTTCTGGGGTGGTGGTAATCCTTATTTCTCTGCACTTCCTGATGTCAATTTTACTGACCTAGTAGATCACCAGATTGTTGTTTGGGACGAAGGTAGTCAGCAGTGGATAAATGATTATAACGACGATAGTTATATCAAAGTAAAGAACAACGATGCGACTGCTACTTTAAACAAAGGTGAGGTTGTTGCAATTATTGGAGCACAAAACGCTAATACGGCTAGAGTTGTATTAGCTAGAGCGGATTCAACCTCAACAATGCCTGCGATAGGTATTCTAGCCCAAGACCTAGCGCCGGGAGCAGAAGGTGTTGCAGTTACTTTTGGTAGAGCATCAGGATTAAGTACGACGGGATTAGTTGAAGGTAAGATTGTTTATGTCAGCCCCACAGTCGCAGGAGCGATAACACAAACTAGACCTACCGCTTCCAATCATTTAGTACAGAATGTTGGAATATTGATGAGGTCCCATCCCAGTAATGGTGTTATTAAAGTTACTGGTATCGGAAGAACTAACGACATTCCTAACGCTACAGTTACTACTGATAAGAATGATGTAGACTATATCTATGTTGATGATGGGAATGTGTTCAAAAAAATTGCCCCATCTGATTTAGGAACAATCGGTCCTCAAGGCTTCCAAGGTGATATTGGCGCACAAGGTGCACAAGGCTTCCAAGGTGATGTTGGCGCACAAGGTGCTCAAGGCTTCCAAGGTGATATTGGCGCACAAGGTTCTCAAGGCTTCCAAGGTGATATTGGCGCACAAGGTGCTCAAGGCTTCCAAGGTGATATTGG